ATATTATAATAACATGTTGGCAATTCAGTCAAGAAGCCTTATTGATAATGGCATAATGAGTGAAGATACATATAGAAAGCTAACAGTAAGGAAACAAATTAATGTGATCAGGCGGGGATGCTATGGTACTCCTGCATTGATTGACTACAAAACCATGCCTGAGCGCTTTCGGAAGAAAATAGAAATGGAGTTTGGTGATATCACTAAAAAGACCATAACGAATGTACTTCAACAATTGATTATTCAGGATTCGGCAGCGATGGAGTTTTACAGCAGCTATGAAGTTGAGCCGGACAGATACCTTCCGGCATCGGAGGATAACAACGTGGTAAAGGAATACTACACGAATGCTATTGTATTGAATGCTATTCATAGTTTGATTTCTGACCGCGTAACGATGCGCAGGGCTTTGGGCGGAACTACAACAGGTATTTGGAATGGCATAGCCAAACGAGTGATGGACCTAGACCGAAAGGAATACCCTCATACGCTGCCAAGCAACGATCGTAGACTACATGAAAAATACAAACAGTACCTGAAAGAGGGATACGGATGTTTGATACATCGTAACTTCTGCAATAAGAATTCTGCCAAAGTGAATGATGATCAAAAACAATCTATTCTAAATGAATTACTGGCTGATCCGCGCAATTTGGATAACGAACAGGTAGCCGGATTGTATAATATGATAGCATCCACTTTACAGTGGGATAAAATAACCGGTGCTGCTGTGGCCAAGTGGAGAAAGAAATATGCAACACAAATATTCGCCGGACGACGCGGAGCTGTTGAATTCAGAAACAAAAAAACAATGCAGGTGAAACGATCTTCCCCTACTTGTCCACTTTATTACTGGACATTGGATGGTTGGGATGTAGAACTATTGTTTCAGCAGTTTGAAAATGGCAAAACAACCTATCATCACCGGCCAACAGTGGTTGTGGTTCTTGACCCGTCAGTAAAATATATCATTGGTTATGCAATAGGTACCCATGAAACTCCGGAGTTGATTACAATGGCTCTACGGAATGCAGAATGCCACACAGCGCAACTGTTTGGAAAGATGTACCGGACACACCAGATACAGAGTGACCGATATGCTATAAAAAAAATGACTCCATTTTACGAGGCTGTATCAGAACTGAGCACTCCAGCCCGCGCAAAGAACGCAAAAGCAAAGGTTATTGAACCTTATTTTAAAAGCATTAATCACGATTATTGCCAATACGAAAAGAACTGGAGCGGTTACGGTATCACCTCTGCTAAAGATAAGCAGGCAAATACGGAATATCTGAACAAATACAAGAATGAATTTCCCGATTATGCAGGTGCGTGTGCCCAGGTTGTTCAGATCATTGAAAAAGCAAGGGCAAAAAAGATAGATGAATATATGAAGTTGTGGGAAGCTACGGCGGAAGATAATAAGCTAGAAATGTCCATAGAAAACTACCTGTACACATTCGGAGAAACAAAAGGAAAGCCTAACCAACGTGAAAGTGATGGGTTACACAAAACAATCAACGGAATAAAACACACGTGGGAGTGTTGGAATCCAAATTTCCGGAATTACGATCACTTGAAATTTGACATATACTTTGACCCGACAAATATGGATAAGGTGTTAGCGGTTAGCGAAGATAAAACACACCGGTTTTTGCTTGAAAAGGTATATGTGCAACCAATGGCACTGAAAGACAGAAAGCCGGGTGACAGTGGCGAAATACAGCGGGTACGAGAGTTCAACGCCAGTCTTGAAAAGCAGGTATCAGACTTTAGAGCACAAAATATACAGAACATGGCTGATATCATGCCTGTATTACTTCAAAACGATACGCTTCAGAAATTCTGCTTAACGGACTCTAAGGGGCAGCATAAGAACAACAGAAACGAAGGCAGATCGAATACAAAAAAGCTGAAAGCGACTGCCGTAGACGTTCCGGATGAAGAGCAAAACGAATTAGACATATATAATATCTACTAACATGGAAACAGAAAAAACAGCTATTGTGATAGCTACTTGGCCAGAATTGAAATCAATAGGAATAACAGAAGAGCTAACCGGTGTAATTGTAAAAATATTACCTAAAAAGCACTTGGTACATCCTGATTTAGGTCCAATTGCTGAAGTTGAATACCACTTCAAAAAATACAATTATTTAATTCCAACTAAATGGCTATCAAATAACTAAAAAAAACGATACACATGGAAACTATTCAGAAAAAACAAATCACAGAGACGCTTAGTGCATACATAGACCGATACGGAAGCCAAAACAAAGCGGCTAATTCATTGAAAAACGTAAGTTCGGCTACCTTAAGCCAGATGATGAATGAAAATTGGGAGCTTATAAATGATGATATGTGGCGCAATGTGGCCGCTCAAATAGGTCATCAGTTTGAAAAGTGGATTTATGCCGAAATAAGCACTACGCGCCAGTTGAAAATGATTTTGACTGACTCCAAAGAAAATCATTTGGTCAGTTCGGTGATTGGTGATGCCGGAACTGGTAAAACTGAGTTTTTGAAACTTATTTCGAAAGAAAAAAACTCCTACCTGCTGAAATGTTCCGAGTACTGGAATAAAAAGCAATTTGCTATTGAATTATTGCAGTCGCTAGGCAAAGAACCCGACGGGATGAACATAAACCGAATGATGCAGGAAATCATAGCAACGCTTAAGCGTCAGGTGGACCCGATTATCTACATTGATGAGGTTGATAAACTGTCGGACGAACTGCTTTATTTCTTCATAACTCTCTATAACGAATTAGAAGACTATTGCTCCATCATATTGACTTCAACATCTTATTTCAAAAAACGTATTGAAAATGGAGTAGCAAAGAACAAAAAGGGATTCAGGGAAATTTGGAGCCGGTTGGGCAGAAAGTTCATTGAACTAACCGGAATAACAGCCAACGACATTACATCCATTTGTGTGGCTAACGGAATTTCGGAGAATAAAATAATCAGCGAAATAATTGAGGACAGCGAAGGTGATTTGCGAAGGGTAAAGAAGAAAGTCCAATCGTACAAGCGGTCGAAAAGAAACAAAGAAAAGGGAATAAATTAAACGGTGATTAAATGGCAATTAAGAGAGCATTAACGGTACAGAATATTTTCGATAAAAAATACGATCTTTTTGATTTTGAGGATGAGTGGTTTGATGCTTTCGATAGACCTGAAAAAACAGGAGTTTGGTTTATTTGGGGAAACTCAGGGAACGGAAAGACAAGTTTTGTACTCCAACTGATTAAATGCCTTGCTGACTTTGTAGATCAAATACTTTTAGTTAGCCGGGAGGAAGGAACAAGCCACACGCTCCGGAAGTCGTTCGAAAACTTTGGAATGAATGACGTGAAACGAAAGCTGCTGATTGTAAATGAAAATATGGCTGATCTTACAGCTAGACTGAAACAAAAAAAGAGTCCTAGAATAGTGATTATAGACTCCTTTCAGTACACGCAGATGAGTTACCGGGATTATATCAATTTTAAAACTCAATTTCCAAACAAGTTAATCGTATTTATCAGCCATGCAGATGGAAAATTGCCCGCCGGACGTAGCGCTAAATCGGTAATGTATGATGCCTGTTTGAAAATACTTGTTGAGGGGTATGTGGCTTATTCTAAAGGCAGATATATTGGTAAAACAGGGCATTATGTAATTTGGAGAGAACGAGCAGAGAAATACGGAATAAAAAATAATAACGAATAAAAAAATAGACACACATGGCAACAAAAACTTTTATGGACAAACAAAAAACGGCACTTGTAAAAAAATTGCATGTGCTACTTGGAAAGGCCGGAATTGATAACGACGGAAAACTGGCTATACTGGCGCAATATGGAGTGGTTACGTCGCTTGATCTAACGATCGATCAATTGATACAGGTATGTGATGCACTTGATAAGAAGGTGAACCCCGTACTTGATGAGCTTGACAAAATGCGGAAACGGCTTATTGCCTCCATTTTTGCATGGCGCAAAGCAATGGGATGTATAAGCTCAATTAATGAAGTGAAAGGTATAGCCTGTAATGCTTGTTCTGTATCGGATTTTAATCAGATTCCAAAAGAAAGGTTGCAAAGCTTGTATTATGCCTTTAATAACAAAACAAAGGACCTGAATAAGGTGACAGCAATGACACAAGATCAGGTTGACTATTTGGCAACTTTAAATTAGATGTGCTGTGAAAAAATCAAAAGAAGAGATAGCAGAGGCTAATAAAATAGCTGCCCGTAAAAGCGTTCGGAAAAGAAGAGCTAAAAAACTAGGACTTTCGGTTGAAGAATATGAAGAACGCTTAAAAACGAAGAATACGCGTAGACCAATAACCCCTGAAGAGCGGTTAAAACTTCAGAATGCAATCCGGTTGAAATGGTACCATAGAAAGCGTGCTAAAGAGCTTGGAATGTCTCTTGAAGAATATGAGAGTGAAGGAATTTATAAACGAGTAGATGCTGTGGAAGAAATGGAAGAGGAAGAGCTTAAAAAGATAAATTCTAATAAGCGGTTACAGGAAATAAATGCTAAGATACAACGGGTAGTTGAATGGTTTGAAGAAAATCCAATCACTCATCCGGATTATGAGGCTAAATGCAATGATTTGCATCGCTTAGAGGTAAAATATTACACACTTAATGAGAGTGTAAATACAAGTTTGTCCGGAGGAATTGAGGAACTATCCACTTTTAAAATACAATCTGATGGAAGATAAGGAAATCCCGTTTTGGAAAGTTTTGATAGGATTGATCATTCTTTCATGTTTTAATTTTTGGGTACTCTACGAAATATTAATATTTATAATAAAATCAATAAAAAAATGACACAAACAAGTAAAAACGAAACGTGGGTAGATGAGTCGGGGACTCGAATACCATACAAGCGCGTGACAAAGTCAGAGCGGCTAATGGAAGTTCATTCGGCCCGATTGGCAAAAGATGCGTTGGCGGTAAATGCGCGTTTAATTGCCTTTAAAAAGGAGATTAAACAGCTCTGTGAGGAAGCCGAACAGGCTTTCTTAGATGAAAATAAGATAAAACGGGATGCTAAATTCAAAGGAAACTACACATGGTATAATTTCGATCGGTCAATAAAGATTGAACGGTCAGTAAATGAAGCCTTGCAGTATGATGATCAAACGATCATGGCAGCTAAAGAGATTCTACATGAGTTTCTTGGGAGTTCTATTGAATCGGATAAGGATTTTGTTAAGGATATGGTTATTAGTTGCTTTGACAATAAAAGTGGAAAGCTTGATCCAAAAAAAACAGGACCTCTATTCAGATACGAAGAGAGAGCAAAAGAGCCCCGGCTTACTGAAGCTTGCAAATTGATAAAAAAAGCCGAGCGTCGACCCGATTCGAAAGTTTATTACCGGGTATCGGTTAAAGATGTTGCAGGGGCTTATGAGGCTATTGAATTGAATTTTTCAAATATATAATAATCAGCTTTTCCAACGTAAAAGAAACTTTGGAAAAGCACAAACAAAAAAATTATGCATAATTGGTTCGAGTGTAAAATTAAGTACGAAAAAACCGGCGAAGAGGGTAAAATCGTAAAAGTGAGTGAAACGTATTTAGTAGATGCACTGTCATTTACTGAAGCTGAGACAAGAATTATTGAGGAACTGAGACCGTTTATTAGTGGTGAATTCACAGTAACAGCTATTCGTAGGGCAAAGATAAACGAAATGTTCTTCAATGAAAATGGAGATAAATGGTATCGCGCAAAAGTGATGTTTATCTGCTTGGATGAAGATAAGGGTGTTGAACGCAGAACAGCCGTTAGCATGCTAGTTCAGGCTAATGACACCAAAGAGGCTAATGCAGGCGTAGTGGAAGGAATGAAAGGGTCAATGGCAGACTATGAAATAGCTGCTATTACGGAGACCCTCATTATGGATGTGTTTAAATATGATGCCGATGATAAGGCTGCTTAAATTAATCAGTGGAAGTGCATTTTTTGTACTTCCACATAAAAATAACAAAATGAAAACATTACAAATTTCAGAACAAAATGCAAGGAAGTTGTACAAGGATGCAACTCCGGAATTCAAGGTAGCACTTGAAGATACTTTTGGAAAGGCTTTTTTTTCCGAAAGCATTATGGATAGAGTTAAAACCTACGAAGATGCCTGTTTAGAGCTGGGCGAAAAGCCACTAGACGAATCTATTTTCAAACTACTTAGTTTTACCGATGATGAAATAACGTATCGGAAAATCAAAACTATCACACGCGCATTGAATGAAGGATGGAAACCTGACATGCTGAACACTGATCAATACAAGTGGTATCCTTGGTTTAAAGTGTCTTCCGGTGGTTTCGTTTTCGGCGATGCGTTTTGCGTTCTCTCGGCTGCGCTTGCGGGTTTCGCCTCGCGCCTTTGCTTTAAGAGTGACGAATTAGCCACTTATGCAGGTAAACAATTCTTACAATTATATTCAGATTTTATTAAATAATCAGCCTAAATGCAAACAATTTTGAACACATGGAAAAAGTAGAAGCAACACAAATGGAAAGCATCAAAACAGTAGAAGATGCTTTGAACGTAACAGGTATGCCTGCAACACCTGAATTCAACGAAGTACCTGAAGAGCTTCGCGAATATTTCAAATCAGTGTATGAAGCGGTAGTAATCACCAGAGCGTTAGTTGGAGATTGGAAGGCCGATTGGAATGATACTGATCAATACAAGTGGTATCCTTGGTTTAAAGTGTCTTCCGGTGGTTTCGTTTTCAGCGGTACGTATTTCGATTGCTCGTATGCGAATGCGGGTTGCGCCTCGCGCCTTTGCTTTCCATCTGAGGAAATGGCAGAATATGCAGGGCGACAATTTACCGAAGTGTACAGCAGAATCATTCTGAAGTAAATAAAACAGGCTGTTTGTCTTTGTGAGGTTGTCTTCCAGTGGTTTCGTTTTCAACGATACGAATTACGATAACTCGAATGCGAATGCAGGTAACACCTCGCACCTATGCGAAATAAAGATACAAGGATAAAGGCCCTGCCACTTGGCAAAAAAATAACAAACTTCAAAAGGTGCTGGTAAGGAAACCGAAAGCTCCAAACGAAAAGCAAAGAAATGAAACGATACAATAACTTATATGCTCAGGTATGCAGCGAGGATAATATGGTTCTCGCTTACGAAAAAGCCAGAAAGGGTAAAGCGCATACATATGGTGTTCGGCTCTTTGAAAAAGAGTTGGAAAGCAACATGAGACAGCTACAGGATGAATTGATAAACGGAACTTACCGGACTTCGGAATATAGCATATTTACCATTTACGATCCGAAAGAACGCGAGATTTACCGGTTACCATTTCGGGACAGAGTGGTTCACCATGCCATTATGAATGTAATGGAGCCAATATGGACAAGTATTTTCATTCAGCAGACATACAGCTGTATCAAGGGGCGCGGAATTCATGCCGTTTTAAAAGCGATTAAACGGGATTTAAAAGACGTTGAAAATACACAGTTCTGCCTGAAATTGGACGTAAGAAAGTTTTATACGAGTATTGACCATGATGTACTGAAAAGCATTATCCGACTGAAGGTAAAAGATAACCGGTTGCTTGAATTGCTTGATCTGATTATTGATTCTGCTCCTGGTGTTCCGATAGGAAACTATCTGAGTCAGTTTTTCGCCAACCTGTATCTGAGTTATTTTGATCATTGGTTGAAAGAATCTAAGCAAGTAAAGTATTACTACCGATATGCTGATGATATGGTGATACTGGCACCTGATAAGCCATATTTACACGGTTTACTGGTTGATATCAACGATTATCTTACGGATAGATTAAACATACAATTAAAAGGCAATTATCAAGTATTTCCGGTTGATTCTCGCGGTATTGACTTCGTGGGTTATAAATTCTATCATACACACATATTAATGCGTAAATCGATTAAAAAACGGCTTTGCAGAAAGGCTGCAAAGTTGAATAAAAAGGATATTGATGCGAAAAGTTACCGGATGCAAATAGCTCCCTGGTTGGGTTGGGCAAAACATTGTGACTCGAAGCATCTACTTAAAAAAGTACTGAATGAAAAAGTTCTCTGATTTGGGTGTAAAGCCGCCTGAAGATAAAAATATATTCAATGTTCCGGTAATTTCTATACAAGATGTAATAAACGTCGAAATACAAGTGCTGGACTTTGAAGCTAACGTAAAGACAGCGCATGGAGATGGGCGGTATATTTTGAAAGTAAAGTACGAAGACAGGGAATGCAAGTTTTTTACGAATGCTACCCCCATAAAACAGGCACTTGAACAGATAAACAAAAACGATCTTCCGTTTACAACAATCATTAAACAACAACGATTCGGCAGCGGATCGGGTAAAACATTTTATTTTACATGATATGACGTTCTTAATTGGATGCGAAGAATCACAAGCGGTTTGTATTGAACTCCGGAAATTAGGAATTCAGGCATATTCAAATGACATTATCGATTGCTCAGGAGGGCATCCTGAATGGCATTTGAAGATGGATGTTTTTGAGGCTATAGAATTAATAAAACCAGATGTAGGTATATTTTTTCCTCCATGTACAGATTTAGCAGTTTCTGGATCGGGAAGTTTTGAGGAAAAAATTGCAGATGGAAGGCAACAAGCTTCAATTGATTTTTTCATGAAAGTGGTAAATGCTCCGGTTGAAAAAATTGCAATTGAAAATCCAATTGGAATAATGTCAACTATTTATCGAAAGCCAGATCAAATTGTTCAACCGTATTATTTTGGAGACCCATATCAAAAATCAACCTGCTTATGGCTTAAGAATCTTCCAAAGTTATATTATAATTTATCGGATAATTTATTTGAGAAAAAAACATCAGTCGAACCTGAATATATAATTTACAAATCGAGTAAAACAAAATCAGGCACATCTAAATACAGTAAGTTTGGAAAACTCGGAAAAGGTAAAGGTCATGAAAGAAGTAAAACTCCAACAGGTTTAGCAAGAGCTATTGCAATTCAATGGGGGGGTAAATTTATAATTATATTCATAATGAAAAACAAAATCAAAACATACGTGATAATGGTTAGTCGGACATTTCCGGCATATCACCCGCAAAAAGGAGAGCCGACATATTTTGTAGAGAAAATACTTTCGGGAATAATACCATTTGGACTTCTTTCTGATAATGAAATAGAAAAAGTGTCAAACTTCAATCTTACAAAATTTCATTGTTGTGATCCGAAAATTCATACTTTCCGTGGGAATTTTTCTGTTTGGAAAAAACGAATTGACGCAGTGTTGGCCGGTGATGCCGTGATAGTTTTGAAGTATCACACACTTGGCAAATATGTGAAAGGAAATAAGCAAATAGAGTTTGCTCGATTGGATAAAGATAGCGGTGTAGGAGTTCAGGAGGCTATTTATCAATCGGAATTTGAACAGCCTTATGACGGTATGGCCATTAAGTGTGAAGGGGGGATATTTCGCGACTTTCCGTTTTACCTGACTGCTGAAAATGACGGGTTATCCCAAAGGGATTTTAGAGATTGGTTTGAAAAAGGTAAATATGATCTGACAAAACCAATGGCATGTATCCACTTTACAAGTTTCAGATATGGTAGAACAACATTACCAACCGAGAAGTAAAGGTACTTGGGGACGCGAAGAGGCTAAAACGGCTGAGGAACTTAACCGGTTATGCAATGATTTCTTTGAAAAACTGGTAGTTCCTAAGGAATGGAAGTTTATGGGATGGAATAATGCAGTAGATAGCCCCTCAGGAGTTCTGCTTTCAGTTGGTAAGTTGTTTCGGGACATGCGGACAAGTGGCATGGATTTGATGCATTACAGAGTGTTTTTCAATAGTTTTTCCTGCATGGGTGGTATTGTTTCAAAAACGGTTATTGACTTCGGAAAATACAAGTATCATTGCGAGGTGAGCAATAAGACAGTTGATAAGCTGAATGAATGGATAAATGAAAGGTATGGGGAGATAAAACAAGAAGAAAACCCCTCCGCTACGCTCGTCCCCTTGGAAGGGGACAATGATGGATTGCAAAAATTTAGAGATAGGTTTAAATGAAAAAAGTATGCGAAACACAGTTGGTATTAAAGTTTGGGGTAACTCCTCCGCTTTGCTCGCCCCCTTTTAAGGGGACAACTGAACGCATGCGGGATTCGGAGGGACGGTTTACATCGGGGGACAGTGAGGACGTGGGTGACGATGTAGATAGAATTAAGAGAGAGAATGAAATGCTGACTAGGAAATATTTAGCGGTGTCTAAAATGCTGGCGTCTGCTGAACGAGAAATTTTAAAATTAAAAGAGAAAATATGATTATTGCAATTGACTTCGATGGTACCATTGTAAAGGATGAATTTCCCGAAATAGGGGAAATGATACCGGGAGCGAAAGACACGATAAATAAGCTTAAGTATGAAGGCTACACCATCATTATATGGACTTGCAGAATCGGTGTAGAACTGGCAAAGGCTGTATTGTGGCTTGCAGAAAATGAAATTAAATACGATTACATTAATGAGAGTTGCAAAATAGATGTTGCCAAATATGGCGGGGTAGATACTCGTAAGATTTATGCTTCTCTCTATATTGATGACAGGGGTTTAATGAGACCTTTGCCTACGTGGGAGGAACTATACTGGCATGTGCATGATATGGTGCCGACGTATGCGGATAAGGTGGGGAGAGATGGATTTTTGTGAGAACCCCATTTGTTTTTAATTTTCTATTATTAATATATAAAATTTATAATTATGCGAGATTCAATTTTTTATGACATGTTTATTGATTCATTTACAGGCGGCTTTTGGTATGCCCTGCTTGGTATTTTAACGTGGATTCTATCTTTAGTTTTAATAGCAATAGTGGCTGGTCTAATAATCTTGGGTGTAGATTCAATTGGGTTAACAGAAAAAGAAGCAGCTGGATATGTGTCAGATAAAAATATAACTGAAGCATATACGAGTACTTCTATGATTATGAGTGGAAAAGTCATGGTTCCAATAACTACTGATCATCCCAAAAATTTCTACATAACCGTAAAATATGACAAATACTCTGATAATGTAAGCATGTCAGAAAAAGATTATAACTCAATAAAAGTTGGTCAAAAAGTTAATTTTATTTATGGTAGTAGTCGTATTTTCGATTCTTTCTATATTTCAAAATGCTGGTGGTAATTTTTTCATGCTTCAACCTAACTAGTATTGGGGAGTAAATACAATTTAAATAGTAATTAAATGGCTAAAAAACATCCGAAACATATAAGCCGGCGTATTTCGGCTGAAAAGATAAAGCTTATTATCCGGCAGAACTATGAGCCGGGCAGGCAGGACCGCTGCAAGTTGTGGGTGTATCGAAATATAGTAAAGCCTGCAACTGGTATTAGTGAAAGGACATTTTGGCGTTATCAGAAGGCTGTAGATGACGAAATGAAGCCGGATGATGACCCGACTCAATTGAAATTATTTGAATAATTTAGATTTATAGTTAAATGTTAGCTTCGAGCATAAACTTTAACTATAAATGCTATTGTTATATATCATATTTGATATAATCTTGCATCATCAAACAATTAGAGCTGGCGGCAACAGTATAATACGGCAAATTATTATGAAAACGTTTAATTTCACAACAAAACAACAAGGTTACGGACGTCAAGGATTGTACTTCTCATTTAATGGTGAAATGTACTTTATTCAATCAGTATTTCCAAATGTAGAGGAACATTTTGGAATCACTTATGAAAATGATTGTTTTTACAGCGAAGAAACTGAAACTTACACAGATTGCAATGGAAATGAAACTATCCCTTATTCTGATTTAGATTCTTTTTTGATGGAAAATTTCAAAGAAGAAATAGGAAGAATACTTTTTGAAAGCCTTGATTTTGATGATTACGATTTTGACTTTGATAATGCAACTTACGGAGATATAGCTGAATGGGCAGCTAATTATTAATATATGGTACAAAATACAAATCAAAACGAGCAGTGGAAGCTGCTCGTCTTGCTTCTTAAAGAAATTGCAGAAAGCAAAAGTATAACACAGCAGCAAATAGCTGCTGAAACTGGATTAGTTCAATCGAATGTAAGCCGGTTTTTTTCGCTAAAATATAAGCCTAATTTAGACGTATTCTTGCAAATAGCTAATGCTATCAATGTCAATTTCTTTTTTGAAGACAAGGACAGCAAAACAGATTTAAATGTTTTATTTGAAAAAGCAATGGATAATCTATACCGAAGAACTACAGATAACATATCGAAAAATTAATAATTTAAATTTTAATGAGTTTGCTTGTTAATTCGGGTAAACTCTTTATTTTTGCAAAATAAAACACAAACAAATTAAATTATATCGTATGAAAAAAGTTATTTTACTATTAACTATTATTATTATAGCATATGGATGTCAATCAAATGATCCTGTTGAATTAAGTAAATATATTGGAACAAAATGGACTGCAAACGATGATATTTCAAAGTTAGTTTATGGTGGTGTCTGCACTACAACTATAGAATTTCTAACAGAATCAACTTGTCAGGAAATTAATGTTCGATCTGGATCAGCATCTTTCCCAGGAACATATTTAGTCAATGGTACTTGTAAGATAAATGGTGATTCCGTATCATGGACAACTAAGACAGGAACAATCAAAGGTAAAATAACCGGTTCTGTTCTAAAAACTACAATGGGAACACTTGCAGGCGGCTTTAGAGTATATACAAAACAATAAAAACTAACCGAATAACAAAAAAGCCTGTGCAGATCTGCACAGGCTTTTTTGTTATTCGGCCGTTTGATCAATTATTTCGCAGCTAAAAACTATTTGGTAAACAAATAGTCCGTCGCTTCGTTTTTCGTCTCCTTGTGACTTTCGGCTCAGGGAGTTGAAATTACCGGTTTCGTAGGCTTGCAGGTTCTTGTACACGTAAGCTATCACGTCGAGCGGCTCTAACGCAACATCTCGCTTTTGGTATGTGACGGAAGCATTGGTGTTGGTGTTCATAGTGTCGAATGCCAGGCGCACGGTAATAGTGGCTTTACATGATTGCATTCGATCGGTCAAGTCCCGGCAGTCCGGAAATTTGATGCCAATAAGTGCGCAAGGGAAAGCGAGCGCCGGTCGTTGGTTTTGATTGTCTAGCTGCCCGCGGTCGTAATCAACCCATTTTATTGTCGTAACGGCTTGAGAAATCCGATCGAGAATGTCGGTATAAATTGCTTTCATGGGATTATTTAGTTAGTTTGTTTTTGATTTCGTTTGTTATTTTGGTTTTAATATTGTCGACCATGACTACTGATGGTCCAAAAAATGGACGTGCTTTCATGGTAAACTCTTTTTGCCCAAATATCTTGGCCATTTCGCCAAATTGGTGAACGGATGCATACGGTGTTGCATTTGTGATTCTTACACCATCGGCAATGTAGGTGTAATTGGTTGATTGCTGTAGTTCTTTTGTTTCTCCACTTAATATCTTACGCCCAGCGCTGGCTTTACCTTTTCGGTACCACTCAGACGACGGTTTACGGCGTTCTACTTCCTGCCACTTTTCAAGTGTTTTGTCTGTAAATCCTTCGTTGGCGAATGATTCTTTGTAGTGGTTGACAGCTTCTACTCCCATAATGGTTTTCACTTCATCGCCCTGAATGAATTCATTCACTTCTTTCATTCGGCTTTCAAATTGTTTGGCAAATTCTTCGATATCCATGACCTTCATTTTTATGTAAGCGAGACAACGCATGCGTTTTTATGTGAGACAACGCATGCGTTTTTATGTGAGACAATGCATGCGCTTTTATGTGAGACAACGCATGCGTTGTCTCTACGGGTTGTTTTCTGCTGCTTTTTCGTCGGCAATTGCTTTTAAAAGCTTTTCGGCTTCGGCCATAATGCTTTTACGTTGTTTTGCGTCCGTATTTTTATAATATGCCGTTTCCTTGACATCAACAATCTGTGCTGTTTCTGCCGGATTATTATCGAATCCGGGGGCGTTGTAATCACCATCCGGAACAGCAGTCACCGGCTTGTCGGTTTGACGAACCGAGCACTGGCAACCCCAACGGCTCGGAGGCATGTGTTTTTTAAACCATGGGTGATTAAATGGTAAAATAGTGCCAACATAAGTTAGATGTTTTTCATCAGGTTCGTTGGCCGTTGTCTCCATGTATTCGAGATTAGGATACAGGTCTAATGTCTTTTCCCATCCCTTCAAATTGGCCGCTGTACGAGCTGTTCTGACGGCTTGGTTATATTCCGTTTTCAACCACTCTACATTGTATTTCTGTGATACTTGTAAGGCATCTTTCTTAAATTTGTAAAATGGCTTTAGCTTTCCATTTTCGTCCACCAAAAGAGCTACTATTTCTTTGGTTTGTAAATGGTTTTTAAATGCCGAAAAAACAGCCGTGTTTTCAGAAAACTGATTTATAAATGCATTGTCATTCGTTGGCGCCAATTCAGTGCTAATGGCTGTAATAAGTGGCGTATACGTTGCTTCGAACAGGTTACGGTTAATCAGTTCATCCCGCTTTGTTTTGTCGTCGTACAGTTCGCGTATTGCACGGTTTACAAGTTCGTTTACATTTATAGAGTAATCATCGGATAGGTTTAACCCCGAACCCCTCCGCACTTCGTGCTCGTCCCCTTTAAAAGGGGACATCTCGTTAGTGGCTGTGTGTGTATTGTTCGTTGATTTCGCGTTCAAGTTTGCCCGGCTCCCCAGCGTCCGGGCGTTTGCGAAAAAATCAAATAGATTTATGAATTTTTCTATCAAAGTTCTGTCGTATTCCGTATCAGCTAGTTTTGCCGTCGGTTTTTTTGAAGATGGCGACGATGGTGACTTTGGCGACGGTGTTGCAGGGGTAGGGTCTAGTGGCGTTGGATCGGGATTGACAGGCGTAGCAGTTTGTGACTTCTTAGCCAGTTTATCCCCATCTTTTGCCATTGGGATACCGTATTTGTTATGTGCCCATTCAGCCGGAATGTCAAGAATCTCGGACAAGGTTGATAATTCTTCCACCGTTATGTCGGTTGCTGATTTTGGAAACACGAACTTACCACCTACAACGGGATAACCGCGCTTTATTAGTAGCGGTACCAGGTGTTTGTTGAGCATGCGTTGTACGTAACGCTTCAGCGCTTTGCCTTTCTTGGAATTTGTATCCTGATGCACTTTAGACTGCGACAGTGACGATCCTGACAAAGTTGTCATTGTTTCGCCCTGAATGGCAATCAATATCTCTTCGTTACAGGCGTCTTTCAAATCTTTATACAATGCACTCGAACCGCTTGATGAATTTTGTACCACTTCAACATCAGATTCCTTCGGAACTGCCGCCACCGGCTTCCCACCTATCTGACTTAAGGCTTCAAAAAGCTGATCACGGGCATTGGTGTCAGTTGAGTTATATTTACCCAACAGGAATGGCATGCCGAAAATTTCGGCAAATTGTGCCCAGTCTCCGAAGTTTCCGCGCTTATAAATAACATATTGCGCGGCACGGAAAATAAGCCCTAAATCATCATCTTTCCCTACCTCGAAAATAAACTCATCCTTGCTATAATCATAACCGGATGTATCACCTTCTTTGGATGCAATGAATTTTATACGCTCAGAAAGCGGTTTATCCATGTTTTTGATAATACAGTTTTTTCGTGGAAAACTGAACACATCGAAAGCCGGAGTAAAGCCAACCTCAATAACTGAACGTCCATAAACCTTGGATAGCGCAATTTCTTTTAATAGCTCTTCGAATTCGGGCGTATCAATAATATCATTGATAATGTCAACCTGTTGACCGTCCATTTGAAACGCAATTTCGGAACCTGTGACCTCTTCCACCAATTTATCAATAGCATCAGCCAACACTCCATCGGATAACAGATTTTGACAGAGATTAAACCATGCTGTTCTGGTACCATTCTTGAATGAGTTGATAGCGTTCGTCCAGGTACTAATATCTGCCGATTCTATACGAGATGGACGAACTACCATCGTTTGGATGACGGTTTGTCCCGGCTTGCTGATCATTGGTTTGTCGGTTGCCGTGAACCCAATAGGATTTGTTTTATTCTCAGCCATATTATTCGATGTGATTAGTGCGTTTTGTGTTGCTTGTTACCTTGTATGGCAAATTGTTAGATTCTCCATCTGTATTTGTTTTTTCGGGAAGATCGGGGATAACATTGCCTTTCTGAACCTCTTTAAGCCATGCCACAGCGCGGTTATATCGGTTTTCGCGTAACTCCAAGCTTGTATTTACGTTGCAGATATTAACAAAGTGCCATACGGCTAAATCTTTGATGAATACCATAAGCAACGAGTTACGATCAGTGCCCGTTTTTGCAAGTTCAGTCGCGATATCAAATGCTTGCAAGTAGCCTTTAGCTTCCTTGACGGCAGCATCAATGGCGAATTCCAGTGCAGTGTCATCGCCATCGCTAATGGCTGATATTTGAGCCGCACCGAGATGGGTGGTTATTTCTTGTTGTGTTACGTAGGCCATGATTATTTGGGTTTATACGGAGACAAGGCATGCCTTGTCTTTACGCGTTATACTTTACGATTTGAAAATTGTGGATGCGTATTTGTACATGTCAATGTATCGTAAAAGCAGTTTTTTGATAATATGCCAGTACTTTCTTTTTTGGAAATTACTCCCTGATTTTTCATGCGCTGAATATCTTCACGACTCCACACACGATATTTGTCAAAAAGGAATACACGGAAACGTTTTCCGTCGTTTTCTTTTGAAAGCTTCCGAGCTTCATGACATGCTTTTTTGAAATACCTGAACTTTGTAAGTCGGTTCATTCGGCGAACCTTACGGCGATAGTTCATCGCTTGAAAGAAATAAATTAGTTTTTTCATTGTGTGAGAAATTTATATTCGTTTTTTGTTCGTTGGTCTGCTCCATGATTTCCAGTCGCCCGTTGTCATGGTTGCAATTTTTTGATTGAGTATCCATACGCCGCCTTCAATGGCATCGGGTCCATCGGCAGGTGCTTTGAGTTGCATGGTGAAAAGGCGGAATTGCTCAGCCAATCGAACCATGTTTGGATTGGCTTTTTCGTCAATGTTGAAAATTAGTTGTCCGTTACGGTTAAGCGGTTCTAGCGTCCCCTCTATTCTTATTTCCTTAGCCGGTTTTTTCCTATCGTCGGGCGTGATACTGATAAATCCTTTTTCCTTACCCTTTGCCAAGAACATCGGTTTGAACACCTGTTCATAAAATGGGTCTTGAAGTGTATTATTTTCAACGTAATTGTACACGGTTGTGCGACCGTTGACATAATCGCGTAGATCATAAAACCAGTCGACAAATACAGCATTATTTACCTGATCCAGAAATCCGGTATATATGTAAAATTTACTATCCTTGTAACCGATAATAAAAATCGATTTGAAGCTGACTCCCTTCTTTTGCTTGTCCTTGTTGGATGGTGACGGGTCGGCATATCCAATTACATACGGCATAGTTGATAACTGCGGACATTTAGCCCAGGTTAGTTCCTTGAATATATCACCTTCGGGTACGGGATGATTAAAGGCCTCTTGCATGGCTATACGCATAGAGATATTAGCCAATACAATATTGATCATCTCTTCCGTGTTTTTAGCCGGCCAAACGCTTTTGCCGTAGCGATAATCATTAATAGGGTCGGGCTTTTTTATGTTGACCATACGTAGATTAATGATATCGTGGTGGCGTGCTTTTTTTGCACATCGTTTCACGCAGCAATCTTCGGCAATAATGTTTCCGAGTACCAGGAATAATAATGGTTTGGATACTGAACGCGTGAAGTACAATGCACCTTCCAGCCAGTCCATTCGTTTATCGATGGTAGAAGTGTTTTTGCAATCCTCATCGGTATCTAAATCGGTACAAATTATTGAGTCCGGGCGAAGTTGTTCATTTTTCTTTCCACGGGGGCTTTGTCCGGCTCCTAAAGCGACATAACGAGCACCGCATTTGACTGTAAAATCGCCATCCTCCCAATTACCAAAGCTTTTTTGTTCGCCATAATAGGCGATTATGCGTTGATTACTTTCGTAATTGATCATATATGGTTTTAGCAAGTCAGATGCAGCAGTCCATGAACTTGAAACAAAAAGGGTAAATTTCTTCTTGCCTGTTAAGTTCAGATAGAACATCAACATCATGGTGACAGTGTCTTTTGCCAGCTCGCGAGCCCACGAAACTACTTCGTACCACTCCGGATTGGCAATAACTCTATCTATATAGTCTAAATGGAATGGGGCGAATTCTGATGTAGCATAGTTTGGAAACATGTACATCATCCACTCGATGGGACGTGCCTCGAGGTACTTACGATGCTTTTCAATATCCGCTGTCGTTTTATTGTATTCGAGCGCCGTCCCTGTGATGAGTGCCTTTCGGTATTCTTCCCATTCCTTTAGTGCTTGTTTGTCTGCTTGCTTAGCCATATAGTTAGTATTTGTCGGAATTGGAATTAGCTAACGCTGACCGCTGGTTCCGCCCTGCCGATTATTACTTAAGCGTTGACTTTATATATGAGTTAAAAATATCGGATATCTCTTTTGCTTTTTCCACGTCTACCTGACGCAACCATTCTAATAGTTTTATAGACACATTTATCACATCTACTATTCCGCATTCTACTTCTAAGGCATTCAAGTCAGCAACCAGGCGGCGTCTGATGTTGGATTCCTCTTTTGTTGGGAATCGGTGATTTTCATCGCGACTTTTAATCAGGTTGTCCATCTCGGTCAATTGGTTGATGGTAGACCGATATCGTTCGTCACGGGTCACAGATATAGCCTTCCGATAATCATCCCAATTGTCATCGCGTACCCACTTGCTAATGGTTACCTCGCTGACGCCAGTTTTAAGCGAAATTTCTTTTTGCGTCAGCTTGTCATACACAAACAACAATTTGGCATAATCGTATAATGCTTTCATTTCTTGTTTCGTCCTTCTTTTTGCCTTATCTGCCATAATGACCTGTTTAATTTGAAGCAAAATAACTGCTTTTTAGGCGTACAATAAAAAATGCAGGACAAAATGGCAGTACTTTTTTGGTGGGTTATTTTTATGGAGTTCTTTTGCATCATAATTCAATAGCAGGGAAACTGTTCCGATTTGCTCTTATTCTTAAATGGGGACAATTGGGACGGGGACGACAATTAAAAACTGATTAAACGATAATTAAACATGGACCCAATTACTTTCATCTTGCTTGACGGATCGACAACCACTTATGGTGTGCGTGTATCTGTTGACGGTGTAGATACTTCTCAATTTGAGAAAAACCCTGTGATGTTTTATCTGCATAATGACTGGAATATGCCTGTTGGTAGATGGGAAAATGTTCGGAAGGAAAACGGACAACTATTGGCAGATGCTGTATTTGACACTGAAGATACCGACAAGGATGTTCAACGGATGATAAAGAAGGTGGCTAATGGATTTATCAAAATGGCATCTTGTGGATTAGTTGATTTAGAAGTGTCTGCCGAGCCATTGATTGAAGATACCAATATCACGGTTGTGAATAAATGTCGGTTGCGCGAAGCTTCAATAGTACCAATTGGTGGAAATCATAACGCTCTACGCTTGTATGATCGTGAAGGAAAAGAAATTGATTTCAAACAAGATGCGGGGATAAAACTGAGTGATTTTATTGTAAAACCAAAAATAGAGAATATGTATAAAAAGTATTTATCACAATTAAACCTTGCAGATACAGCCACCGAGGCTGAATTTTTCGCCAAGGTTGGTCTTTTGCTCGAAGATAAAGCAAAAGTGGATGGAGAACTAGCGGCTGAAAAACTTAAGGTTACTGCTGCGGAAACAGCTAAAGCTGCATTGCAGACAAAACTTGAAGGTATTGAACTGGCTGATAAAACGGCAAAGAAATCGGCTTACGAAACAGAATTGGCTGAAGCATTTAAAGATGGGCGGTTATCTGAAAAGCCGGAAGGTGAAAAATTGACTCCGGTTAAAGATTCTTTCCTGAGCCTTTTTGACAAGGACCCTGAAATGGCTATGACGGTAGTTAAAACGCTTCCAAAGCACGTGCCCGGATCGATTAATCTTACGGATAATATTCCAACAGGAGAAACCAAATGGCAAAAACGTCAACGTGAAATTGACGAAGCAGCTGCCAAGCGAAAATAATACACTCACAACAAGGTATAAAAAGTAATTAGTTAACAACAAATTAAATTTTCAGAAAAATGAAATCATTCAAATTTTTCATGTCTCTATTCACCCTGCTGTTTGTCAGTGTATTTTCAGGGGGTGCTATTTCGATGGCTACGGGGTTCAATCCTTTAGCGACTATGGGTACCCTTGCCGGTATCGGGTTTTTAGCTTCATTTGCTCCACAGATGGTTGGTATATTGCCAATGGCTATTACCGTCACTACGGCTTACGCAGGTGAAGTACTGGAGGAATTGCTTGTAAGAGCTACCACAGGAAATCAGATTGTAGCCGGTGGTCATATTCGTGTGCAACCCAATATAGGTAAGAAATTTTCAATTCCGCGCCTGAAATCCGGAAGGATGTTACAGAAACGTAAGGCACAGCCAACTACTGCTGATTCAAAGGGCGATTTTACGATTTCTGAAAAATACCTTGAACCACAAGATGTGATGGCTTATACAGAATTCAATCCACGCGTGTTTGAGGCTATTTGGAAACCATTTCAACCTAAAGGTCCACTTGTTTTTGAGCAATTGCCTTCTAATGTACAAACACAATTACTTGCAGAATTAGCCAAAGTTGTAGATTTCGAACTAGGTGGTGAATTTATAAACGGTGTGAAAGGTACAGCTGAAGGTCAATATTTTGATGGTATTCTAACCCGTATCGTTGCCGATAGTGACGTTATTGAAGTGCCTACTCCAGTGGCTCTGGTGCAGTCAAATATAATTGCTAAGCTTAAATTAGTTCGTGCCCGGATTCCGAAGGCTATTAAAGACAATCCGAATTTAAAATTATTTATGTCGTTTGATGACGCGGAAAGTTATGAATATGAATTGACTGATAAGCCATCTAAAGGGCAGGACTATACCAATATGAATCCGGAACGATTCAAAGGTATTCAAATTGTAAAATTAGCGGATTGGCCTAAAGATGTAATTGTAGCTGCCGTTACTTCTACTAACGTAGATTCCAACTTCTGGGCCGGTGTTGATTATGCCGATGATACTACAGCTATTTTGATTGATAAAGTGTCAAATGCAGGTGAAAACTATTTCTTCAAAATGTTGCTGAAGGCAGATACTAATATCGTATTTGGTGAAGATATAGTACTGTATGACGGCCGTGATGCTGCTGTACAAGCCGGTTCTACAGAATTGAATGATCTGGACCTTGGTGCAGGTGAAATAGTACCCGCCTTTGCTCCCGGAACATTGAACTATACGTTGAACGTAGCTACAGGAGTAACTTCGACTACCGTAACCGCTACTAAGAGCCAAAACGGACAAGTGTTGAAACTTGGTTCTACGACCCTTAACAGTGGAGTTGCTTCGGGCGCCAAGAACCTGGCAATTGGTGAAAACATCATCAATGTAGCTGTTACCAGCGCTGACGGAAATGCAACTACTACTTATCAGGTATTAGTAACCCGTGCAGCTTCCTAAATTATAAACCGTGTGTGAGAGGGGGCGGTGATGCTATGATACAAGGCATGCCTTGTATCTACGATCTGCCCCCGATGACACCGAAAATATAAATGTCATGTCAAAACTACTTCAATACTTAGTAATACACTGTACGGCTACCCCTGAGGGACGTGAGATATCGTCGGATGATATTCGTCGGATGCATTGTTCGCCTCCACCGGTTGGGCGCGGATGGCATCAGGTAGGATATACCGATATGATTCATCTGAATGGTACCATTGAACGATTGGTAAAAAATAACGATGATGCGTATGTGGATGCTTGGGAAATAACCAATGGCGTTGAGAATATGAATTCAGTATGCAGGCATATAGTTTATGTTGGAGGTGTTGCCCGCGATGGCCGAACGGCTAAAGATACCCGGACAATAGCACAGTTGGCTTCGCTGACTGATTTCGTAAAGAAATTTCATGCAAAGTTTCCGGATGTGAAAATTGTAGGACATAACCAGTTTGCTAATAAGGCATGTCCGAGTTTCGATGTTCCGAAATGGTTAACTTCAATAGGTATTACGGATGTAAAACAAAAATCCTAAAGTGTCATGTTTAAAACAATAATAGAACGCTGGAAGGCAGATTCGCCTAAATTTTTCATTCAATTGAAAAAAGCTGCATTCAAAATAGGAGGTTCTGTAGCTGCTGTTTTGGTTGCCAACTCGACACTTGGTTTGAATTTGAATGCTGTTTTATTAACTTGCTTGGGTTACGTGGTTGCTGCTTGTGTAGCGATTGCCGGCACAGCACAGCTTACGAAGGAATAGTATGACGGCAATAGTGTTTTCTGTTATCATTCCTCTATTGACTGCCATTGCTGGTTGGTTTGTAGGAGCAAAGAAAAGAAATAACGATTTTATTGGACAACTACAAAGTTCGATTGATTTATTGAGTGAAAAATATACTAAAACACTCAACGAATTTGTAATTGTAAAAGAGCAGAATGCTGAACTTTTGATTGGTCAGAGCGAAATGGCTGGACAAATTAAGACATTGAGAAAAGAAAATGCAGCATTGAAGAGAGAGGTTGAAGACCTTACGGCTCAATTACAAGATGTGAAAATTATAACACGGCAAGCAAAGTAACGGGGGACAATTAAGACAATCGGGACAATCTGGACAATTGGATGAATTGGTACAATTAAATTTTAAATGATGAAAAAACTAATTATAATCGCTCTTATTGCTGTTTTGGCATTCGGTTGCAAAACCACTAAATCGGTAATTAAAGAGCATTTAAAAACTGATTTGACAACGCATGTGGACTCTAACGCTACGTTGAATGTAACTCAGCATGCTGTTATTGATTCGAATGTTGTTGATCATTCAATTTTGACCGACAACAGTACGGAAGTAATTACTCAGATAAACTATGCATTACCTGATTCGACAGGGAAACAAGCTGTATTATCAAAAATTGTAACGGAGCGTACTCGCGGAGTGTCTTCACAAAAAGACGTGAATACAACTGTAAATACTACGAATAATACAGATAATAAGCAGCATGTAAGGATTACCATAGATTCAAATAAAAAAACTGATTCTACAGTAAAAACAACAACTAAAACCGGGTGGTCAATACCATGGTGGATATACTTAATTATAGCCTCGGGTATCTGTTTTCTTGGATTTAGGTTTGACTTGTTTTCGAAAATTTATTCACTTATTAAACGACTTTTAAAAATTTAATTATTGATACAGCGCATGCGTTGTATCTACAAACAAACAAAAACAAACAATATTATGGCTGAAAAAATTATTTTGAAGGCACGCATTGCCGGTATTGACTTTGCGCCTGTAATTACCAGTGAAGCCGGTATTTCTACCGCCGTATGGGAAGCTCAACCACTGACATTGAAGGATGATGAAGTATCGGTTGTAGAGGCTGATCCAACTGAAAGCGAAGTATTCTCTCACGAAAACGACTCTCCAGAAGATTACGAACTTACCGGTACAGGTTTATCATGTGTTGGTACTTTTATTAAAGCTACTATTGACCAAATGGCCGACTTGCTTGGAGGTACTGTTAGCGGAACAGGTGCAACTACCATGTATTCGCATCCAGGAACTAAAACGATGCTTAACAAAGCAATTCGTTATCGTCTTAAAAATGGTGGTGCTATTATTATTCCATGTGCCAAAGGTTCTGTCCAATTTAATGCTAAGTTTTCGGCTGACGGACTATTGAAATTGCCGTTCAAATTCAAAGCGTTGGTACAAACTGGCTACAACGTTGATCTTATCATCAAAGATACCGTAACCGTGTAATCAATGAATGAAACTCAAACTAAGATGGCGGCGGCCAACTTATTATTAGAAAGGGGCGTCAGATTTAAAATTGATGCCCCTTTCTATATCCGTTGGCTTCGTATGAATCGCATATTCATACGCCCGCTTTATGCCGGTACTATAGCTGAATTTTCATTGGTTATCTTGCAACAGAAGTTGGAAGATGCTACTGAAGAGATAGCGTATAAAAATATGGATGCCGTGTGCCGTGTTATCGCTATCGCGATGCTGAATGATGAAAAGAAAATAGCAAAAAAAGCTGAAAAACTGGCGAAACACTTACAATGGCGCGTACCTGCTTATAACCTGATACAGATATTCCTTTATCTGAGCCACGTAAACAGCACACTGGATTTTACGATTATTACCAACTATTTCATGGACAAGACGAATCAGATTTTGAAAATGAGGAATTTGGGTCAATAGATAAAAAAAGGGAGGTAACAGGCTACATGGATGGTCTCCATAGCCCTTTTGGATTATTCGGTCAGATAAAAGAAAAACGCGGTTATACACAGCATCAAATTATGTGGAGTCAACCCTGGATGATGTATGTATTGGAGATGGCTGATGAAATGCGCTATGTGAAGGGTGAACGCCAGGCACCTGTTGTGGATAGTGCAGAAGATTTAAGAAAAGTACTGCACCGATAATTACACGAATTAAAACTAATTACACGAATTATGGAACCTGTAGAAATAGATATCCGATTGAAACAAAATGTTGACACCGAAAGTGAAAAAGCTGTTAGGGGGGTCAATAATATTTCTACGGCTGGAAATGATGCTGTTCAGGCAGCTAAGGCGGCTGTTCAAGAGCAGGAAAACGTTATAAGGCAAATAGAAAGTGATTTGGAAGCTATTTCTCAGAAGATGAATAAGACATCTTCGAGTGCTTCAAAGTCTCAACTTCTAGATGAACTAACAGCCACTAAGCAGGCGTTAGCCGAGGAAAAGGCAGCTTTGTCGGACTATAAGTCTAAACTGGATGAGGTATCTCAATCGAGCGGTGTTTTTGGTAATTCCGTTCAGGCATCCGGACAAAACATAGGTGAAAGTTTTGATAGTATCTCGGTATCCGGTAAAGCGGCTATACAGGCTGCTAAGTCGGCCATGCAAGAACAGGTTGAATTAATTAAGAGCATTGAAAATGATGTAAAGTCAATTCAGAAGCAAGTAGACAATGCCGCTCCCGGTAATTCTAAGGAGCAATTGGTTCAGGAACTAACCGCTGCTAAGCAGGCATTGGAAGAGGAAAAAGCGGCGCAACCGGATATAAAGCAAAAGTAGATGAAGCTACTCAAGCTAATGCATCTCTTACGTCGCGTATACAGGCTATTGTTTCAGAGATGTCGGTACTGGAAGCTGCCGGAGGTAAAGATTCGGCAGCTTATGACAATCTGAAGCAAAAAGCCGTTGAATTAATAACTGAACAAGACCGTTTAAAACAAACGTACTCCACCTTAAAACAAAGTATTGACGAAAATAACGGGTCCGTAGAAGTTGCGGCCGAAAAACACGTAAGGCTTCGTACGCAAGTGATGGAAGCCAAGCAGGCATTGTCCGAGATGGAGATGGCCGGCAAGCGTGGCACTCCGGAATATGCAGCACAAGCTAAAGTGTTAGGTGAATTGAATGATCAATATCAAGACACCAATATGCAAGCTAAGATTTTGGCTGACGATCAAAAGGGATTCAAAGCTGTTAGTGGTGCCGTAAGTATTCTTACCGGTACCATGACCGCCGGTGTAGGTGTCGCTGCTGCGTTGGGGGCTAAAGATGAAGACCTGGCAAAAATACAAACCCGCTTACAGGCTGTAATGGCCATTACGATTGGGTTGGAACAAGTGGCTAATGCGCTTGATAAAGATCAATACTTCAATGTTGTTTTAGTTACTAAAGCCAAACAAGGGTGGGCGGCCGCACAAACATTCCTCAATACACAACTTGGATTGTCCGTTGGACTGTCAAAGGCTCTGATGATAGGTGGTATTGGCTTGTTGATTGCCGGAATAGGAACGTTGATTTATACTCTTACAGCCTTATCCTCGGCTCATCAGGATGCTGCAAAAGATGCTAAAGAATTTGGCGAAAAAGCAGGAGATTCATTTTCAAAACCCATGGCTCAGATAGAATTACTGAGTGATAAATGGAATGGACTTGGAGATAATCTTAAGGAAAAAAAGAAATTTGTTGATGATAATAAAGAAGCATTTAAAACGCTTGGTGTTGAAATAAACACCGTGGCTGATGCTGAAAATCTATTAGTTACAAATAAAGATGCTTTAGTAAACTCATTTATAGCCAAGGCCAAAGCGGCGGCCGGAATGGACCTGGCTTCTGAAAAATATAAAAAGGCTATTCAAGCTATGCTGGAAGCCGAAAAGATGCCGGATAAAATTGAACGCAAGACCACAAAAGTAAGTGGTGGACCTAGTGAAACCGGAATGACTTTTTCGTTACCAACGTCATATATGGCGGCCAATACAGCTAAACAAGAAGCTATAAACGAAGCTAAAAAGAAATTCGAGGAAGCCGACAATTATGTGAAATATGCAGGAGAGGAAACTAAAAAAGCAGATGCAATACTGGCAAAAGCCAATATTGAAAAATACAAACCCGACCCCAAAAAAACAAGAACTAAAGCGGTAAAAGAGCAATATGATGCAGAAAAAGCGATACAAAAGCTTATTCTTGATATTCACGATGAAACATCTAAGCTCCTTATTTCTCAACAAGAAGATAGCCTTAATAAACGTCTGCAACAAATAGAGCAGGAAAAACAGTTGGAGTCACAGAAAATCACGGAAAAGGAACAAGCTATTATTGTAGCCTATAACCGAGCACATAAGGATGACAAGGGTTTCAAACCGCTTGCTGTTACAGCAGATTCCTACAATGCAGCACATAAGAATGATGCCGGATTTACGCCAAAAACTACGGAGCAGGTTGTAACGGCTTCGCTCACTGCTATTGATACCAGTAAGGACAAAAAGGTAATGAAACAGCGCAACGATGAGCTGCTAGCACTGGATGCTGCTTATCAAGCTAAAACAGCCTATGCAACCAAAGAATGGGGCGACAAGATGACTGACTTAGCCGGGGAACTGGCTGACCAACGTATCAAGATAGAGGATGAATGGGGCAAAAAAATAAAACAAATAGAGACTCAAGCGCAGGCGTGGGAAGCGCAGGCAGCCGCTGAAACTGATACAGAAAAACAACAGCAGCTATTGAAACAGGCTGCTTATCTACGTGCCGGTGCTACAGCCGATAAGGTAGAGCGTGCCAAACGGGTAAGTGATGTCACGTTGGGCTATATTCAAGAAACTGAAGCATACAAAACAGCCGTATCCGATCAATATAATCTGGGCAAGGAGCTTAATGACAAATTAGTCAATCAGGTAAAAACACGGGTTGCTGCTGAACTTGCCGCAGGCAAGCTAACTCAGGAAGATGCCAAGAAGATATTAACCGAGGTAGATAAGTCTCAGGCTGTTAAAGTTAGTGGCTCGCTATCTGATTATATAAGTTCCATTGGTAAGCTTAAAAAAGCCAAAGAGGACTTGGCTAAAGCTAAAGTATCCGGTGATCTTGAAGGGGCAAAGAAGGCCTCTGAAGATATAACTAACCTGACTACTTCTGTAGAGACTTACGGACAAAAGTTGCAGACTGTTTTTTCCACGGCATCTGATTATGCCAATCAGGCTGTTGGATTGCTCGACGCTATTTCTACCGAGGAAGGCGATGCCGCTTCATCGGCGGCAAAATCTATTGGAACTATTATGAATATAGCCGGTAATGCCGTGAATAGCCTTGCAAAAGGTGACTATGTGGGTGCGGCAATTGGTGTGGTAACAGGAACTCTGACAGCTATATTCAGCGCCGAAAAAGCGCATCAGCAAGCTTTAGCAGCTATTGCGAAAGCAAAGGCCGATACGCAAAAGCAGTATAACGATTTGCTGATGAAGCAAAATGATTTGCTTGAAAAGGCTGAAAATATATTTGGAACAAGTAAGTTAACACAGGCTAATGCTTATGTGGCTCAGATAGCTGCTTATGGTAAAGCAAAAGATGATGCCGTTAAAGCGTTATCATCTGCTACGGTTCAAACAGGTAGTCACAAAACAGGTCTGTTTGGTTGGGGTGGTGAAAAGGCAGATTATTCTGCTCTACTAGGACAATACCCGGCATTAATAGATGCTCAGGGAAATCTGAATACGGAACTGGCTACATCCATATTGGCGAATGAAAAGCTGAATGATAGTAGTAAGGCGGCTCTTCAATCGGCACTGGACTATACAGAAGAATATCAAACGGCTTTAGGAAGTCTTAAGTCTTATTTATCAAACATATTTGGGTCATTAAGTGATGATTTGATGACAGTTATATTTGACAATCTAGATAGTAGTAAAGATGCTGTTGATGATTTTCAAGACTATGTTGGTAATGCTATGAAGAAAATGATCTCTGACCTGGCACAACAGATATTTTTCGCACAGATGTTTTCTGATTTGTCAGATAAGGTATTGGCCGTATATAAAGATACATCGCTATCTAATGAAGAAAAAACAGCACAGGTAACGGCTGCTATGGGTACATTTTATAATGGAATCGGTCAGGCGACATCCGATGCTACGAAGTTTATAAACGATATGTATGGGTCAATTAAGACGACTACCGGTATTGATCTGTCTTCATCAACCGAACGTGCCGGAACAACGGCAGCTTTGGCTACAGCCTCACAGGATAGCATTGATGAACTAAGTGGTGGTGTGTACGCACTTCGATCGAGTATAGCGGATATACGAAATTATAACCGGGAACAAATGTTGATATTTCAGACGATGACCGGTCAGCTTGACCGTATCGCCGATAATACAGAATATTGTAAGCTATTGGAAAACATTAAACAGTATCTGGAAGATATGAACGTGAAAGGAATAAAGGTAAAAGTATGATGACAGGATCATGTATAATTGATGAATTGGATATATCCGATATCGGCATGTTTATTCTGAAGGGGGGTGATCTTGACCTTATAGCCTTCCCCGAACGCAAAGAACCACTAAAAAACGATTGGTTTGAGCGGGATGGTGAAGACGTAGACCTTTCAGAAGTCTATTTTAAACCTAAAAAAGTAACGATTAAATTCTATTTAAACGCTATTTCAGGAGCTCAGTTTATTGTCCGGTTGAACGCTTTTAAAGCAGCTCTTATGGCTTCCGGTTATCGGTCGATTTATGTGAAAGAATATGACCGGACATTCACACTCCGGTATGTTAGCTGTTCGGCATTTACAGTTAAGGGTGGGTTGATGAAGTCCGGAACTAAATCGGCACAATTGTCTGTTGACTTTATGGATGATGATCCGATAAGTCAATTTGGGAATAGTACAGTGCCCGAATCGGATAAAGAGAATGATGCTTATGTAAAGCTGAATGATATTGAGTTGAAAAACTTCGGTATTACGGTAAAAAACATATACGATACAGCTTTGCAACTAAATGATCCGAAAGCGGGACTTATACAGACAAGTGATCGAATGACCGGGCAAGTGGTAGATGTCGATTTCAGCACTAAGAAGCAGGCAAGGAAAATAGTAGTTGATTGCTATATGAAAGCCGCGTCACTGGCTGAATTTTATAACAATTACGATGCGTTGTTTAATAACTTAACCTATACATCGGCTATAAAGTTGACTATTAACACAAATAATAACCTGTATGTCTATTATAACAGCATGTCAGGATTTCAAAAAATGCATGCATTTTCTTCGGGTATTTTAATCCAATTTACGCTAAACTTAACAGAAGTATTCTTATGAAAATATATAGTGCATCCGGAGAGGAATTGCTTGATTTTCTTGTCGACGATAAAAGTTACAGGTATAAAGCCGTTATGGATGATAATACCATGACTTTATACTTTAATATGCCAGAATTTCACGAGATACCTCAGGGTTCTTATTGCGATTTCAAGGCAGAGCGGTATTTTTTGTTGGAAGATGAAAATTTCAAACAGAACCATAGTCGGGACTTTGAATATACATTAATACTTGACTCATCTCAATCGTTGACTAAAGAAGCTAAGTTTAAGTTTTTCACGATGAATGCCGGTGTGATAGATAGTCCGTTTGAACTTAAGTTCTCACTTACGGCTACTCCCCGCGAATTTGCTCAGCGGTTCGTTGACAATATGAATATCTATGATCCGGCTGGAGGATGGTCTGTTGGTTCCTGCATAGAGAGTGATCCGGTGTGTATCGATTTTAATCATGACTATTGTTTTGATGTGTTGGCAAAAATAGTTGATGCATTTAAAACAGAGTGGGAATTTGACAATAAAACCTTGAATATTGGCAAGGTGGAGAAATCGAAAGATTCACCTATTCCATTAAAATATGGCTATAACTGTGGCTTATTGCCGGGTACATCGCGCGCTAATATGTCATCTTCAAAGGTTATTAGTAGGCTATTTATTGAGGGTAGTGATCGGAATATAGATTCGTCTACATACGGAGCTACCACCTTACACATGCCTAAGAGTACAACCATTACTTATGAGGGCGTGCAATATCGAACAGATGCAACAGGTACTTATCTTGAGCGCGTTACTCCTGTTGGACGCCAATTAGAGGGAAGTGTTGATTTGACGAAGATATACCCCAAGCGAATTGGTACAGTGAGTGCAGTAACCGTGGTAAATGCAACTACTAATCTTTACGACATCGTAGATTCATCTATTCCGGATACGTTGAATTTTGCATCACTGGTGATCGGTGGTGAAACTATGACTATTGTTTTCCAAACCGGACAACTGGCAGGCAAGGAATTTGATGTTGCCTACAAGGCCGCTGATAAACGTTTTGAGATCGTTCCAACTTCGGATAATGGCGTGAATTATCCTTCAGGCTCATTAATTCCGGAAATAGGGGATAAATATGCTGTATTCCACATTGATTTACCAAATGAATACAAAACACAGGCCGAAACGGATGTGTTGAATGAGGCGGTAAAATACTTATGGGAAAATGAACAGCCAAAATATACCTATACAGGTACATTAGATGAGATTTATGCAAAAAGAAACTGGCTTGAAATAGGCGGAAAAATGAATTGCGGTTATTTCGTGGCATTGAGTGATGATAATTATCTTACGACTCCGGTATCTATTCGTATAGTTGGGGTTAAAGAATATATCAATAAGCCTAAGGAGCCTGAAATAACGCTATCTAATGAAGTCACCGGAAGGTCGCTAAGCAGCGAATTAAATAAGACTTCGACACAGGAACAAGCCATCGACCGAAAGGATAGTGAAGTGGTTCGTTTTGCCCGTCGGCAGTTTGCTGATGTGAAGCAAACAACCGAAATGCTTCAGAATTCGCTATTGAATTTCAGCGGCTCTATTTCTCCGCTAACGGTTCAAACAATGCAGTTGATTGCCGGTGATGAAACGCTGCAATTCGTGTTTGTTGCCAATTCAAACTCTACAGCTTCCGTTGCACACAATGAAATCTATAACCCGACAACCAAACAATTCATCTCATCCGCAGGTATTATTCAACATAAAACGCTTGGAGTAACTACCCTTTCGAGCTCACATGCTGCATCAGAGTTGAAATGGTGGCAAATGAGTGCATATATATCGCCCGTACTGGACGATAGTACTAAGTCTTACTACTTGTATGCAAAAGTGAGTAAAACGGATAATACTGGTGTTTTCTTGCTTTCTGAAACAGCTATTGCGTTGGAAGGCGTTGACGGGTATTATCATTTACTTATGGGTATTTTGAACTCCGAGAATGATGGTGATAGATCGTACAGTCAAATGTACGGTTATTCAGAGTTGACACCGGCACGTTTGACGACTAAAAAAATAGCAAGTCCGAGTGGTAATACTTTTTTTGATCTCGAAAATGAGGTTATTCAGGGAAACATTAAGTTCCAATCGGGAGTTAGCGTTGAAAGTGGTATCAGTACGGCTAAATCGGAAGCAATTAGCACGGCGGCAAGTGATGCCACAACGAAGGCTAATGCAGCGGTGAATAATTTGCAGATAGGTGGTACAAATTTAATGAGCATAAATCCAGGTTTTGAAAAATATTTTCCATCAGGTGGCGGATTGTATGTCAACGCAGAACAAGGAATTAACACATTAGCGACAAGATTTATTAATAATGGCAATGATGGAACCCTTAGAGTTAATATAACATACCAAAATCCAATAAAAGAAAGTGGGTGGTATTCTGTCTCTTTTAAATATAAACATCAAGCAGGGGGAGTTCTAGACTACATTATTGAAATAAACGACTCCTACGTAGGCAGCATTTATAAGGAGACTGTTGAGAATATTTGGAAAGAATTTAAAGGAAGTGTTTATGTAGATAGACTAATAGGAACTCATGGTTTCGTAGATATTCAAGCAGCTGGGGGTAATTGGGCTGATGTTCTTATTTCTGACTTCATGGTTGAGAAAGGAAACAAGCCTAGTGATTGGACACTAGCTGTAGGAGATATAAACCAATCGATTGGCGTCGCAAAACAAGCAGCAGATAATGCTCAAACATCTGCTAATACAGCTAATTCAAGTATTGCCGCTTTCAATACTTATGTCGACGGGTCATTCAAAGATGGTGTTATTTCTCAGTCTGAGGCTCAATCAATTGAAAAATATAAAAACCAAGTCACAAAAGATTTTAATGATTTGATTGCAGGATATAATGTAGTTTATACCAATTCATATCTAATCGGGTCGGCTAAATCAGATTTATTGAACGCAAAAGTGTCGATTTCCGGAGCGAAGGATAATCTATTAGCTTCAATAAATGCTGCAATTGCCGACGGCAAAACAACAGTCTCAGAAAAGGCAGATGTCGACAGTAAATACAGCACTTGGGATTCTTCGTACTCAACATACAAAAGCAAACTAGAGCTTGCTAACAAAGCTATTCAGGCTAATTTAGATAGTTTAGCTCAACAGGCTGCCGCCAATGCACAATCAGCAGCTACGGCAGTGGCAAATACCGCTCAGAATTCTGCTAATACAGCACAGAGCAGTGTCGATAATTTACAAATTGGAGTGGCAAATTTGATGTCTCAAAATCCAGTTGTGACCTATGTACCTTCGAATGGAAGCTATTTTTCACTAAACTCAGAGAATGGCATTAAAACTAAAGCGCACTCGTTTACCAATGTTGGAAGTAGTGACGCTTTTCGGTTGAACATAACATATCAATCTCCACTCGTTGAAGTTGGAAAATATACAATTTCGTTTTGGTATAAGCATTTTGCTGGCGGTGTATTGAATTGGAATGTGAATATTAATGACATTTACTTCGGTACTATGCATGAGGATAGCGTCCTGAATACTTGGATTAAGTTCGAGAAAACAGCGTATATTGAACAATATGTCGGTGTTTATGGATTCTTGGATTTTAGATCAATTAACAGTAATTGGGCGGGTGTTTTGATTTCTGACTTAATGATTGTAAAAGGGAGTAAAATTCCATCAACGTATATTTCTCCACAAGAAGATACACAAGCTAAAATATCCTCCCTCGATTATCTAAAGGCTGCATTTGGCGGTAGTACGGAAATAAATGGTGGTGTTGTAGCTTCTAATGTAATGCTATTAAAAAACTTGCAGGGAGCTGTTACTGGTGGGTTGTCGGGGTTGACTACTATTCCCGGCACATCAAATGTTGATAATGTGTTGTTGTTTGGAGGGAGTACCTACCAGCAAGCGTTAGATGGAATTTCAAAGTTGTTAATTACAAAAGATGGTAAAATAAATGCTCAAGATGCTGTAATAAAAGGAATAATTCAAGCAGTTTCTGGGAAAATAGGCGGTCTAAATGTGGTTGGTAATACGTTGACATCTGGTACTATCGAATTTGCAGATACAGCTATTGAATCCTTGTCGCAATTACAATCACCAATAACCGTATCAATTTCAAGACAAAGCTCCTGGACTGGTATAAAATCTGCCTATACTCAAAATTTTTATATTTCTCAACCATCTACAATTAAGATATATATATCAATTACAAATGGAGCGGCTGGAGAAACACTTACACTTTCTATAATTGATTCTAATGGAATAAATGTATATACTGAGAATCCAGCAGCAGGGTCTTCGGGGTCTCAGTTTGGGATAAATCTACAGAGCGGAACTTACCATGTAGAATTATCATCTAATAATCCTTCATCAACAGCTACTGTAGTAATATCAGGAGCCCCATCTACACCAGATACAATATCTGTCGTTGGGTTCGTCAGTAAAACAAAAATAGGAAATAATGGAATTTTCAGCTTTAAGGATTCAAGCAATTATATTTATTATAATCAATCAGGATTATTTGAAATGCGCGCGGGAGTTGCTGGAGGAATTCAATGTTCAGCTGCCGGAGTTAAATATTGGAATGGCGGTGCGTGGATAGAAATTCCGCGATTTGATGGGCTTAGGCCAAAGTCATCAATGCCTAATACCAATAATGCAAGAGCTTTGTATGTAGATACTACTACTGGGCTGGTATATAAAGAGGGCTAATTATTATTTTCAGCCTTTAATTTTCTCCATTCATATCCTGATATTGGAATGAATGTAAATTCAGTTTGAAATAATCTTGTGCATTCATCATAATTGCCATCGAAATATGCTGATTCAATTTTTGATAATCCTTTTATAAGTGTGGAATTAGGTATATATGCTATTGTGTCGGAAATTAATCGGTCTTGCTGAGTTATTATTGTAGTTGGTAGATTGTATGGAATTGTATCATTAGAGCCGTATTTGATAAGAAATGTACGTCTGAATACAACATCTCGGGCTTTGGATAATGGTCCATTTAGGACTCCGTTTTTATCCATAAAGTCAAGTATTCGCATATTAATAGACGGAGTTAATGTGTCAACAGAAAATGAACTTAATCCATACCCTACAGGATGATTCTCGGATATGGAGTAATTGTAAAAGTGAATGTCAGTTATTTTTCGTGCAGTGCTTATACCTGATTGTGCAGATACCAATAACGATGGTCGTATAGGCACTATGTCGATAGGGTTCAATGTCGAGCTTACATCATTGCTTTTGCATGATATAATCAAAATAGTGATGATTGAAATAAACAATAATCTTTTCATACTAAACGATATTTGAATTTGTAGAGCAAAAATACAAATAATAATTTATAATAGCATTTAAATGCTAATTAAAAAGGCATCACAAACGTGATGCCTTTTCTGTATATGCTGCGTGTGTCGTATTCTTACACAAATTGTTTTATAGATTTTGCACAATTTGTTTTTTCGATTATAGTAATAATATGCACTTTCACTACTTTTGAAGTATTTTTAATGCAACTTATCCAATTCATACTATGTTGATTGGCTGCACTTCTGCATACTATCCGATATTTTTATATTTTTTATAAAAAACCTTATTTATTTGGGTCAGAACAAAGATATACAATTAAATAGCGGTTAGGAAACCACTCCCGACCGCAAATTGTGTTTAACCCACCAACCGCAAACCGAAGGAAAGTGATACAAAGATATATTTTATTTTCAGATACTCAAAACATTGAAAAACTAGATACTTCTTCATATAGTGTACCCTTATTTATACCCTTGAATAACAACGCCCCACCATCTGCCTGATAATGAGGCGCTGTATATACAAAACTGTTGTCTTACTAAGATTCGAACTTAGACAGGCAGATCCAGAAACTGCAGTGCTACCATTACACCATAAGACAGGATTTTTTATTTACACAGCAAAAATACAAAAAAATATTCTCCCGACAAATCGAAAGTTGAAAAAACGGTTGAAACTCATTTCTGAGCTCCAACCGTTTGATTTTGTTGTCTCACGAAGATTCGAACTTCGACAGGCAGAACC